ATGACGACGGGTCTCCAAGCCGCCGTAGCGAGCGCAGCGAGCGCAGGCGGCGCGGGGCTTGTCTACAACTCAACAAGTCAGACGCAGGGAGGGCGGCGGGTCGATTGGATGAAGATCGACCGCAAGGCGATTCGGGTTCGTCGTTTGCGCCGTCGTGTTGATCATTCCGCGCGGGTGCTGGATTTCGCGCTGCAACCGCTGCGCCCTCGGAAGTTGTTTGTCACGCTCACCTATCGCGAAGTTTCGGACTGGTCGCCGAAGCATGTTGCGTCTTTTCTTGATTGCGTCCGCAAGTGGCTTTACCGTCAAGGCGAGTCGTTGTCGTCGGTATGGGTCGCGGAGCTTCAGCAACGTGGCGCGATGCACTATCACCTCGTGATCTGGTTGCCGCGGCGGCTGCGCATGCCGCGCCCGGACAAGCGCGGATGGTGGCCGCATGGTTCAACCAAGGTCGAGACCGCTAGGTCGCCCATCGGCTACTTGCTCAAGTATGCGAGCAAGGGTAGCGAGGGCGAGTTTCCGCGTGGTGCGCGCATCCACGGCGCATGCGGCGTGAAGGGTGAAGCGGCTCGCGAGGTTCGATTCTGCTGTGCGCCGTGCTGGGTGCGCGATGCGCTGACGGGTGCGGCGGATATTCGGAAAGTGGTCGGCGGTTGGTGCGACCGTCTCTCGGGTGTTTTTGTGGCCTCTCCATGGCGAATCCACGCGCCGGGATCGGGGGCGATTTGGGCGTGGAAGTTTACGGAGGTTTCACCATGTTGAAGATCGAGGTTTTGAATCGGAAATCGGAGCTCGACGTTTTCGAGCGTGACGGCGTGCGCCGGGAGTTCTCCAAGCAGTGGTGCACGGCGACGGTTGATGGTCTGCCGATGTCGTTCCAGATTTCGGGGAACGTCGGTGCGGATTTGAAGCCGGGCCAATACCAGTTGGACGCGCGTTCCTTTGGCATCGTGCGCGGTCGCCTGACGTTGGAACGCGTGGTGCTGGTGCCTTCGGAAGATATGCCGAAGAAACCGGCGTAAGGGTTCGGACGTCTAGGCGTCCACGAGGTTCGGCGTTTTGCCGAAAAACCGGCGCGGCGGTTTCCGCGAGTTCGGGGAGTTTTCCTATGAACGTGTTCAAGAAAGTGGGCGGTCTGCTGACCGCGGGTGCTGCGATGTTGGTTGCGGGTGCAGGTACGGCGTTGGCCGCGGTTCCGGCCGATGTCACTACGGCGTTGACCGATGCCAAGTCGGATGCAACGACCGTTGCGGGTGTGGTGATCGGCATCATCGTTGCGATCGCTGCGTTCCTGTACATGCGCCGCGCGATCAAGTGAGGCGTGACAGTGTCCGACGCGTTGGTCAACGGGGTTTGTGTGTCGTCGGCTGACGCGTCGGCGCTGTATTGGTCTGCGGTTTCGCCGTCCCTCGATTCGTCGGGGACGGTTCTTGTTCAACCGGATGGTGTCGGCGGCTATGCATGGCAGCGGTGGGAGTCGGGCGCGTTGGTGGCAAGTGCGGCGATGCCTGCGCCTGTTTTTTCTGTCTGCTCGCGTGCTGCGGATGCTGCGGATGGTGTGGCGTTAGGTTTCGGGGTGGTCGCCGTTTGGGCGGCTGTTTTTGCCGTGATGGTGTTGAGAAGGGCGCTTGTATGAGTCCTTTTTTTCTCGCTGGTTTTGTCGCCATTTTGGGGGCCGCATGGATTATGTTCCGCGACCGCGACTGATCGTTTTTCTGGTTTTGGTACTGGCGCTTGTTTCGGGGCATGCCGGTGCGGTCGCGATTCCGCAAGGGCCGGATAACGTCAATCTGCACGCATCGGATGGGATCGATCTGACGTCGCGTGCGTCGAAGTGGGAATTTCAGCAAGCGGCAGACCAGTTGCAGGCTCGCGGTGGGTTCAACGTGGGCGGGAAGGGGATGGGTTTTGCCGGAAACATGATGCGCAACATTGGCCGTGCCGAGTTGATGGCGGCGGCTCGGGGCGCGTCGCGTTTGCTGGGTGGGTATGCGGGTGCTGCGGCGTTGCTTGCGCCGATTATTTGGGACGCGATTAATGAGAAATGGATGTTGCCGGATGTTCCTGATCCTGCTAAGGGAGAGGGAACGATTTTTTATGGAAATCCGCCGTCGTTTGGTGCTGTCGAGTGCGGGTCGTTTTCGCCGGGGTTTAGTGCGTATAAGACGGGGTCGAATTCGGTTCAATATGTGTTAATTGATTTCTCTCAATCGACTATGACAGGGTGGGTTATGGTCGGTGGTTGTTCGGTCTATTCACATCCTGCGGGCATGTATATGCACGTTAAGTACATCACGTCTAATGATGTGTGTTGGGGTTCGCCTAACGGCGTGGCTCATATTGATGCTGGGTGCACGTTTGGGGGTAGTGGCCGAGCTGTTACTGATCAGGAGTTTGCGGATGCGTTGGCGGGTGGGCTTGATGGCAATCCGCCTGCTGCGGCTGGGCTTGCCGATTACATGCACAGCAACGGGGTTCCTTTTGAGGCGGGTGATCCTTACACCGAAGGTCCGCCGCACGTGCAGGGTCCGACTGAACAAACCACGACAACGACCGATGCGGGCACGACGACTAGCACAAAGGATCGCGCTTGGGACATGGTCTATCAGGGTCAGGACGTGACGATCACGGATACCGAGACCACGACGACGACGGACGAAGCGGGCAACACCACGACCAAGAATGAGTCTCACACTTCGACGGGTGGGGATGCGCCGCCGAGTAGTTCTGATGCTGCTGACAAGTCGGATATTTGCGTCGACCATCCGGATGCGAGCGCGTGCTCGCCGCTGGGTGACGTGGGCGACGATCCGGAGTTGCCGCAGCAAGATGTGGCGGTTGCGTTCGATTATTCCAGCACGGCGGGGTCGTGTCCTGCGCCCAAGCAGTTGTCGTTCCTTGGGCAAAATTTCGAGTGGTCGTTCGATGGGCCGTGTTCTTTCGCACGGGGTGTGCGCCCGGTAGTCATTGCGCTTGCATTGCTCGGGGCGATTGTCCTCGTTGTGAGGGTGGGCCGTGGCTAGCTGGGGCGGGTTTCTCGCGGGTGCCGTCGGGCCGCTGGCGCGCAAGGTGCTGGTGCATCTTGGCATTGGTGTTGTCAGCTACGCGGCGGTTAAAACGGTGATCGGCCAGCTCTCCGCGGCCGTGCAGAATGCGATGGGCGGCATTGGCGGCGACGTGTATCAGTTGCTTGCGTTGGCCGGTTTCATCGATGCGGTTTCGATCTTGCTCGCGGCTATCGCTACGGCGGTCGGTGTCGCGTTTGTCTCACGGCTGGGGATGATGGCAAAATGATCACGATGATCACGGGGGCACCGGGTGCTGGTAAGTCGGCGCTGATCGTTTCGATGTTGCTTGAACGCGAGAGGAAGGGCGAGCTTGGGCCGGCGTTTGTGTCGGGCATTCCGGGGCTGAAGTTGGAGCATCAACCGTTGCCGCCTGCGAGGGAGTGGACGCATCGCGAGATTGAGGAGTCGACCGGCACGAGTCAGGCAAAGTTTTCGTTTCCTGCGGGCTCGTTGTTGGTGGTCGATGAGTGCCAGCGCATATTCCGCCCGCGCAGTTCATCGAGCGACGTTCCGGACTATGTCTCGGCGCTTGAGACGCACCGGCATACCGGCATTGACATCTGGTTGGTTACGCAGAAGCCACATTTGGTCGATCAGAACGTGCGGGCGTTGTGCGGTCGGCATGTGCACTTGCGCAAGACGTGGCTGGGTCGGCAGTTGCTGGAGTGGCCGGAAGTCGTGCAACCGGATAGTCGCCAGCAACGTGGTGTCGCGGTGCGCAAGCGGTATCGGTTGCCGAAAAAAGTGTTTGGCCTGTACGAGTCGTCATCGTTGCACGTGAAGCAAAAGCACGGGGTACCGTTGGCGCTTCCATTGCTGCTTGGCGTGGCGGGGCTGGCCGTGTTCGGGGTGTGGCATGTGTATGGTCGGATTCAGTCGCGCATGCATCCCGCGGCGGCGAAGGTTTCCGATGTACCAGGGCGAAAAGCGGACAATGGGGGGCCGCTGGGGCTTCCGGCTGTTGCCTCGACCGCTGCGCCTGTTGGCACGCGAGCCGAGGATTACAGGCCGCGTCTGGTGACGCGTCCCGAGACTGCGCCTTTGTATGATCAGCTTCGCCAGCCGGTAGCTATGCCGATTGTCGCGGGGTGCATGGTGCACGAGGGCGAGTGTTCGTGTTACACCCAACAGGCGACGCGGGTAGACATGACTGATGCAGTGTGTCGGGCGTGGTTGAAGCGCCCGCCGTTCAATCCTTACAAGCTGGCCGAGTCGGAGCGTTCGCGGCAATCGGATCAGGCATCGTCGCAGCCGCGCCGTGTGGGCGCTGTGGGCGTTCCGTGGTCGGGGCCTTCGTCGGGCATACCGCAGCACTGGACGCCGCCAGAAGCGACGACAGCGGCTAAGTTGGGCGGTGCTGTTGCTAATCAGTGATCGGGGGCGTTATGCGACTGTCGAAGGGCTGGGTTTTCTTCAATCTCGCGTTGGCGTGCGCGTGCATCTTTTGGGCCTATCGTTGGCGGCCCGAATATTTTGTCTATGAGGTCGCGGTCGCGTTCGTCTACGCGGCGGTCGTTTCGTTTTTGAGCGGTCGCATTCGGTAGCGTTGCGTGCTTGTGCCCGAAGGGCGCCGACTGCTTGGCTGGTGATCTGGTGCCGAGCCGGTAGCGCGCGAATTACTGTACTCGTTAGATCCGATTAGTACAATAATTCACTCTCGCAAAACCGCTCTTGTCGGGGGCTGGTTGGCCGTGAGGTCGGAGAGTTCGTACATGGGCCGGAGTGCTCCGGCGCATTCGTCGCTGTGGATCAGGAACCGTCGCGCCTCGATGCTGAAGCAGCCGAACAGCCAGAGCGCGGCCTCGATGTGTCGGGCGTCGCAGCGATAGCCGGAAGCGGTGTAGATCGTGCCGTTTTCGTCGTAGGTCCAGCCTTCAAGCGGGCCGGGCAATTCCTCGTAGCGCATGGATGAGGCTCCTTTTTCCTTTGAGCTTTGCCCATGCTACGGCGAGCCATTGATGCAAATGCCTATTGTGTAAAATTATGGGTCCCATGTGCCAAGCGATGCAAATATGGCAGCTCCTTCCCAAACCCTTCCGTCCTCATCAGGAGAATCCAATGCGCTACGAGGAAT